TCTTCAACTGGAAGTGTTTTAAATTCTTGTTTAAAATTTTCAATAAAATCCAACATTGTGGATTCATCTCTATTCATAATAATTTCAATTGCGTCTTTTAATTTTTCTCTACACGCAGAAGGTGTAGAAGATTTAACAGCCTCAATTCCCATCATTTTAATTTTGGGTTTTTGATATCTGACACCCTCATTATCATATACATTTAACATATATCTTTTCTTTGCGGTCCAGATACCTTTATCAGACAAACCCTCACGCTTCATGAACATCTTTTGTTCATATGCATTCATATAATTGTAAAGGTTCTCAAAAGAAATATTTATAATATCTTGTATTTTACCATCACATATTTTATCAAGAAAATTAATAACCTTTTCTTTATCTGATGTATCTTCAAAAACACTATTAACTAATTTATCAAGAACAACATATATTGAATCTGTATCAGACGCAATAACATAATCAACACCTTCTGTCTTTAACAGCTTATTTAGAAAATTATTAACATCCCGCTCTACCCATTGAATAGAAAGTTGGCCCGCTTTAGTTACAGCCTCTGCTTGTCTAACATCATAAAATCTAAAATACTGATTACCCAAAGCGCCATAAGCAGAGTTTAAAGAAACTTTCTTAGCCATTTGTAAGTTTTTAAACTTATCAATTCTATTTGATACCTCTTTAGTTTTATTGATCTCATATTCTTTTTGTGCTTCAATCATCTTCTCTTTATATTGAACACGATTGTCATACATATTCTGCATCATTTCAGGCAGAAATCCATGCACGTCTCTTCTAAAAAATTGACCATTGGGAGTCATACATAAATTATATTTTTGTAAAATTGATGTATCAAGTTTTTGTGAAAGTAAAGTATCAACACTAATTTGATCTTTTAATAATTGTATATCATCAGGCAATCTTTCTTCTATTAATGTTTCTGGTGATATATTATATTGCATAATCAAATGTGGATACAAACTATTCAAGTCAAACGATACAACCCAATCATGTCTACCAACTTGAGGATCTTTGACATAGGCACCCGCATATGCGGAGTCTTTAATGTTCCTTTCTTTTTGTGGAATAACAATATCATTCATTCTCAAATAATTAAATGCTAGAATATCCCACATTCTCACTTGCTTAAAAACATCTTCATAATTTGATTTTGCATCATAAGCAAGAACAACTGCCTGCTCAACTAATTTTTTCTTATCTTCAATCTGCTCAACCAACTCCACGTCTTTAATATTATAATCAATAAACTTTTGAAAATCAAGTTTGTATAATTGATGTAAAGTTTCAAACTCTGAATAATCTAATTTTTTCTCACCAAGTTCAACATGAGCAATGTGGTCAAGTCTATATGATTCTTGATTTGTAAATGTAAATTTTTTATACAAATCCAAATAATCCAAAACCGCAATACCAGTAAGATTAAATGTTTGAAACATTTTACCACCCATACCAGCAACTTTAAACTCTTTAACAAAATTCCATGGTGATAGTTGTTTACAAAACTTTTCACCAAATAGATTTGTAATTCTATTAACAAGATATGGGATGTCAAAAAACTTTACATTCCAACCAGTTACTATATCAGGAGAAATTCTTTTCCAGTGATCAACAAATGCATTGATTAGACCATCTTCTGTTTCACATTTAATATACCTAACATCTTCTCTTGTGTTATTATAATCACCACAACCTATTGCAATAAAATCACTACCACACTTCATTGTAATAGCAGTTATTTGTTCTCTTGCTTCTTCTGGTTTTGGAAATCCAGATTCAGAACCAACCTCAATATCAATATACAAAACTTTAAGTTGATTAAAATCGTAATCAACTGTAGGTCCAGAATATTCATCTGAAAGATAACAATACATCCAACTAGTATATCCATATATATCAAAATTATCTACGGAATCATACTTATCCATAAACTCTTTAGCATCAGCAATATTTCCAAAATCTATTTTAGAAACATTTTTTCCAGAAAGAGTTTTATATTTTGTATTTTCTTTTGATGAGACAAAGAGGGAAGGAGAGTATTCAACTCTACGTTTAAAAGGAACTCCATTTTCAATACCCCTCTCTAAAACGAAGTTCCCAAATTGCGAAACATTTGTGTAAAATTTCATATCAATGTATTTGATCTATATTATGTCCCAAGTCTTTAAGTTTATTATAACACGAAGTTATCTGTTTGTCAATCCAAGTTCTTTTAGATTGAAACATTCCTATTGAAAATAAAAATTGTAAGTAACACAATATGACAAATTTATTTAACGCCGACCAAACCTTTTTCATATTTAACCTTACCTTTCTGCTTCAATGCTGTAAGCACGTCTTTACGATTTGATCCATCTCTTTTATATGAACAATGTATCCATCCTGAGTTTGGATCTACACCATCATAAAATTCGAGAATCAATTGATCGAAATCGAGATTGTCTTGAATCCATTTTGCTAAATCAGGATTTGAAATGGAATAACTTTCAAAATCTGCCGCCTCACCTTTACAGTGCTGACTCTTAGAACTACCCCCGACTGCTTTATTTAAATCAGGAGACCTATAGCCAGAATTCAAAGTAATTACTCCATGTTCTTCACGAATTGGCTGTAAAATTTGATGAGCAAGTACAACCAAATTCACCAAGTGCTCATCATCTTTTGGTGAATTATCAATTGCCATTCTATCAGCAGTTGAACTTTTTACAAATTCATTTAAGTGGAAATTTTTACTCAATCTCATTTTGGATACCCCTCTATAGTGAAAGTTAATTTTTTTAATAATTCTTTTTTTCTTTTTTTATTTGCATTAAAAAAGACATACCTATACTTTTGTGATCGGTCCTCATAGTATATATTATCTTCACCATATTCAGATTTTAATTTTTCAGTTCTATTCTTATGACCCCTATATTTATCAGTAATGCTTGCGGGATGTAGATCTAAACCCTTTATTCTAATATCTTTAATAGGTTTTGTTTTACCAATATAATGCCAATTAGTACATTGATAAACAATGCCCAAATGATTCATTGTTGAATCAGCATAAGATACAATTATTTCTTTATCTAATTTTTTGAGAGAATTTCCTATAAGAAAAGATTCACCATTTTTTGGAACAGAATCATCAATCCATAATCTAGTTAATTCATAAACATTATCTGCTTCTTCTTCACCACAAATAGATTTTAATATAGGATTATAGGCGGGAACTCCATAACAAATTACACCTTTTAAAGTGCCTCCAAAGAACCCGCCATTTTCGAATATACCATACGCCTTAGAACATGGAGCAGCACGATGTAAGTAATGATTTTCAATTACTATATTAAGCGCTGCTTTTGTTTCTATAGGTTCTACAGTATAATTATTCTTTGAAAGTCCCGATTGGTATTTCACGTGGTTCTTTACCTTCTGGAAAAATCTTTTCCAATTCAATTGTTAGCATACCATCTATTAGATCAGCATGTTTTACTTCAATGTCATCAGAAAGAGTCCAAGACCTTTTAAAAGATCTTTTTGCAATTCCTTGATGTACATATTCTCTATCATCATCATTTTTAGAATCTGTTGATTCTACAGTAAGAACACCATCTTCAAGATGAACTTTTATATCATCTTTTGAAAACCCAGCCACCGCGAGTTCAATGACATATTTAAAATCTCCGTCTTTCCTTAAATTATAAGGCGGAAAATTTGTATTCATTGAATTATGAACTTCACCCCAATCTCTTAATAGAGAATCAAACATTCGATCGAAACCAACTGTTACATTATATAATTCTTTTGGGAATTGAAAATTTGTGAGTGTGCGTGTAGTAACCATAATACTCCTTTATTAAGCGAGTGTTATAAAAAATGAAGACCCGACCATCGGCATCTTCAGTCACGAAATCCTTCACCTTTCATAAAGTGATGGATTCGATGTTTAAAAACTATCCAATATAATTCAATAAGTGAATCTGCTGCATAAGTGCCAGCTTCTACCACTAATTTATATTTAACCATATTATACCCCTATTTATAACAAATGTCAAGTTTTTTATCCCGTTGATCCAAACCCACCATCCCTATCTGTTTTTTGTTCTGGCGCTTCTGTTATTTCTTCAAGTGAATGGTTTATAGTTTTGATTAGTTCACCTTGTACATATCTTTCATTAGCAAACACTTGTCTTGCAGTATTTCCTGCATTGACAAACATAAAATAAAGAGGATCTACATAATCACTGTCAATTATCCCTGTTGCATTTGCTAATAATAAACCTTTTTTCAAAGCAACACTAGATCTAACATGAAGTCTAACTGAATAACCTTTTGGAATATCCAAAGTTAGTCCTGTTGGAACTAACATTCTTTCATTAGGGTAAATTAAAGCGTACCATCTACCATCAGAACCTCGACGTGTTGGTCTACCTTGTTTATCATCCCTATCATCTAACCATAAGGACAATATTTCTTGTCCAAAATGTGAATGGATATCAAAACAAGCAGATTCTTTTGTTGCAAAAGTTGGTGTAACAACTTCTGAATTATGCTTATAAAATTTAAGTTTGGTTGTTGCCATCATCACTCCTTTTTTTATTTCCAATATTATATTTTGGCATTAAGACCCAATTTTCTTTTTCTTTAAAGGGTAAAATTCTCAATTGATTTAATGGTATTTTATCTCCAATTTTATCTGTACTAATAATGTTTAACAATCCCCAATCCGATAACAATTCAACAATTGTATTTCTTCTGGCTTTATCTGACTCACTAAAATTTGAAGGTTTACCATCCAATGAAAATAATTCTTTAAAATGAACAATATAATATTTATTTTGCTTATGAAGGATGTGACAAGATTGATATAAAACTTTTTCTTTTTTTGAAGGAATTCCGATTCTGGTAAGTGTTTCTTTTATCTTTAAGAAATCATCAGGATTTTTTAATTCAACTTCAACTAAATCATCTATAATATTAAACATAGTAACTCCCATAGTAAATTCATATTATAGATATTTATAAATTACTTGTTCTTAGAAGTACCCCCCCTTTCGAATGCCCTCAATATAGTTTGATATTGTTCATCTGTTATAATGTCCGAAATTTCTCTAGCCTTTTTACTTGAATAATTAAAATACTGTTTTAAAATTTCAAGCTTATCTTCTTTCAAAGACTTGTGCCACTTAGAAAATCTTTTCTTTGGACGAATTGAATGCAAAAGATAATCATTCTGCATTTTTTTATCCATCTCATGCCTCAAATTCATTTCATTAGCATAGAGAACTGTATCTGAAAAGTAACTCAATCCTCTATTGATAATAAATGAATTATATTCTTTTTCAAGAATACCTTTATCATCATCCTTGAGAAGATTTTTCTTTTCAAAGTTTATATCATTTATAAAATCAAACGGCGACATAGTATTCCATTTGTCCATCCCATTCTAATTCAACTGATGGGTGATTTCTAAGATATTGTCTATAAGGCGAAAAGTCAATACCAACTCCCCAACCTATAAACTTCATGATTTCATTCTTACTTACTTTACCATGTCTATCTATAAATGTCAAGATTTTTTTAACTGATTGACTTCTATCAGTAACAGATTTTAGTTCACCAATTGCTTTATCAATCATTTTATTGTGTGTTTTAATTCTATTAGACCACGCCATATTATGCTTTACATGATATAATGTTTCTTCTGCATATTGATTTCTATAGTCAACATCTGTCAAGTAACGATCCATCAAATCTACTAATTGATCTTCATTATAAAATTTACCACATTCAGCACCCAACTCACTAAACAATTCTCTATTCTCATCACTACTCTGATACAAATATGGTAGGCCTTGACTCATACCATCTTGTGCAGAAATTGCCCAACGGTTTCCACATAGAACACCAAAAGAACATCTATGTAATTTTTCATAATATTCTTTTTTAGAATCAACTCCTTCTATATCAAAGTAATCTTCATCTTTCTTATCTGCTAGTGAACACCAAACTGTAAAGTCTTGTCTTTTTTCTCTAAGTTTTCTAATTGCACTTAGAAACATTGGATAGTTTCTATATGCTTGTGGTCTATGATTAAATACAATTACCTTTTCTGGTTCTCTACATATATCATCAGAGATATCTGATTCATTAACACCAATATATTGTGCAGTCATAATTGATTTTAATTTATTTAATGTTTCTGTATTAAAATAAGTTTCTGCTTCATTTAAAATATTACCAATTTGTGTTTCAGTATTTAATCCACAAGAAGACATTTCCAAAGTTCCCATCATATTATATGGAAAATAAGTTTTTGAATACTTAGCAAATTCCTTTGTTTCAGTCCAATGACAATATCCAACAATTGGAATCTTACCAAAGTGAGTAGCATTTGCTAAGAAGTTTGAAATATTAACTGTCCATTCTGGTAAATGAGAATATACAAAATCAAAGTCTTTATGTTTCCAATTTACAATTCTAGACCACGCACTATAGTCAAAATGACCACGCATTGAATTTGGATATGTTGGTAATTCAAGTTGGTATTGTTTCACATTAGGAAGATTTAATAAACTAGAATAAGAAGTCAATGGTACATGCCAAATAAGATCATCTCTTATTTTACCAATTTCTCTTACTATATCAGAAAAAAATTTTACAAAAGAATCTTTATCAATATGTTTTTGATAAGTTATATTTGGAACTACCAAAACTTGATAACAATTCTTTTTAACTTCTACATCATAAAAAAGACTCATCTTATTATATCAATTTTATCAATATTATCTACACTCCAAAATTCTAGATCTTTTCTCAATCTACCATCTGCTTTGACAGACTCCCATCTTCTTTGTGCTTTGTTTTTCCACCACTTAATAATATTATCAAAATAATAATTATCAAAGTTTGATTTCTTTTCTAGTTTATCAGTCTCACCAAAAATATATTCCTTTGTATTAGCAAAACCATAATCAGAAACATAGTATCTTTTTTGTGTAGTGATAGCCATCTTTTCTTTTATGATTCCCATTAAAGCATTGTATTTTTGCATATCATGAGTTTTTAGATTTTCTTTGAGAA